CAAGCTCGTCTTTTTCCTTCGAGGTGATGGCGAATTCCTGCACCTTCGCCATGATCGACGAACGCTCGGGGTGATCGGTGATGGTGCGCTCGAATGCCGACGGTGTCAGATAGGTCGAATGAACGAAGGCTTCCTGCCGATCTAACTCCTCAATGTCCTCGCGCAGCACCCCAAAAAATTGCGGGCGGATGACCCACCCCTCCGGCCCGTCATGGCCGTGAATGCCTTTGAGGATATTGCAACCGTCGATCAGGGCCCCGGACACCGCAGTGGCAAAGGATAGGTCTAAATTCTTGGTGTGAAAGACGCGGTTGAGCTTGCGCGCTGCGGCACCGCACATGGCGTGCAGCGCCTCCTCTTCGTCCTCATCGACCTCGACGGTGTAGCGCACGTCGGTCGGCGAATAGAGAAAGGCGCCGAGCCGCTCGATATGCGGATAGACCCGGTTATAGACCGTAACCGCGCCGGTCTCGGTGCCGGTGTAGTAATAGGACCGGAACATCTTGAGATTATCGCGGCGCTGCTCGGCGGACTCGCGGCATTCCGCGATCAGTTCCTTAGCCCAATCCTCGATATTCTTCTGCGGCAGCTTTAGGCTCAAGCCCCCTACTTCCTGGCGGGATTATCTGCGGCAACGCCGGCGACAATCTCATTTACCATAGAGCGCGGGTCGCGCGAAATTCCGGCCTTGACCGCATTATTATGGAACATGGTCATGGGATTAGGCGCTTGCGGCCCGACCTTTGCCATCGCGATGAGCGATTGCCCGGTCATCGACTGCACGGTGGTCGGCTGGCCCGCGCCTTGGCCCCAGAATTGTGCCGTTTTGCCTGGATCAGCGGCAATAGCGGCCATCTGCTCACGGACCTCGCGCTCGACCATTTCGGTCTCGACCTTGGTCTCGTGGCGGCGGATGATGCCCGATTCGCCCTCCTTGGCATTATCCTTGAAATTCGACAGGCCATAATCCTGCTCAAGAACGCGCTGGGTCTCCGCCGCCGCCTTGCCTTCGATCGAGCCGCCGATGGCAAAGCCTTGCGGGCGCCATTCCAACACCCTGTTGCAAGCCGGATTCGGGCATTGCGGATCACCGTCATTGGCCTCGCATTCGACGGTAAATTCCTGCTCGCAATCGAGGCAAGCATATGTCCGGCGTATGGTCATGGAACTCAATGCCAGTTCTTAGAGTTTTATCGACATGGGTACGATAATTCAGATCATCATAGCCCTGCTAATCGCCGGCTTCGTGTTCTGGGCGCTGCGACTACTCATCGGACTTATCCCGATGGATCCGTGGTTCAAGCAGATCATCGACGTGCTCTTGACCATCCTCGTCGTCGCCATCGTGCTGTTCTACGTCGTCATCCCGCTCTTACACATGCTGCCCGCAAGCCTGCACTTCTAATCGTAATTCCCGCTCCACGCCGCCTCATCCTCGCGCTCGGCGCGTTTCTCCTCGGCGCGGACGAAGAAGTCAGAGACCACGCGACCGATCATAGTCGCGCTCGGGGTTTCCTTGGACAGTCTATCCTCCTCGCTGACCCGGTCATAGGTCTGGTTGGTCGAGATCATCCCAGAGCGAACCCAAGTAATCCAAGCATGAACGCCAAGAGCACTAGCGAAAACTCTATCATCATGCGCCCGGCCTTCTGCCCTGATCTCTGATCCTTCCTGGACCACACGTTCCATCTCCTCCAGCAGCGGCACCGAGAAAACATCGAAGTGATTGACGGCATAGGTGTCGCGCAGCTCGTTCATTATCTGCAGCTTGTTATCCTGATTGGTTTTCCAATTATAGACGTAACCTGCACCCATCGAATCGGGTCGGTGGTAGAGAAACCATCGTACCGCGCCAAATATATTTTCGAGCTCCCCTCCATGACCGGCGACGCCGGGAAGCTGGCGCATGTCAAGAAGCTGGCGCAGATGACGAAGCTCATCCATGATGGCGAAACCGGGACCAGAGACTTCCAGGTTGATGATGACATTCTTGTAGGCTCCCGCTAAGTGCGCCATGACCCAGGCGGCTTGGTAGGTTTCTGGGATTCCAGTCGCGAATTCTGCAACCTGCACAACTCGGTCTGCATAGCATCGAAGAATCTCGATAGCGTGGCGGTCCTTGTCCTCTCGTCCAAAAGCTGTGTCCACTCCCATAACGTACACACCATTGGGATGAGGTTCCTCCCAGATTCGCAAGTCAGCATCTTTTGTATTGTCGACCTGCTCCAGTGCCGTAGCATCGAATCGCTGGCCGATGTGATAGCGGAATGCCTTGAGCGGGATTTCATTTTCATGGATGAAGCGGACATTGTTGGCGACCTTTCGTAACGGGAAAAAGCTTCTCCCGGTCATGATGAAGGCTTCATGCGCAGTCGACGGATAATTCTGCCGCATGAGATCGGCGTCAGGAATTTCCACCGTGCGCATGTAACGGTGCCAAGCCCACTGTCCCGGTGCAATCTGCCAGACGGATTCGTCCGCAACGGCTTGCGCGATCTCTTTCTCCTCCTCGGTGCATTCACCGTCCCACCAGCGGCCATATTCCGGCGCTCCCGCAACAAACGCATAATCCTCCTTAAGGAACCAACCCAGGAAAAAGAGTTTCTGCGTGGTGTTGTCCTTTTCCGCTCCGCTGCACATGTCGAACCACTCGTTGCCGTAGCCGCGCGCGGTCGATTCCCAGATGTAAAGCCGGTGCGGATGCTTCTGCGCCAGAGAAGCTTTCAGGTTGGCAATGTCAGCTTCCGTTGAGCCCCAGTTGGAAACCTCAGTTGCGTGTACAAAATTAAGCGCGCGGGATGTTCCAAGGCTGCCCTTCTTTCCTCTGGTGCCGGCGACCAGATAGTCGATCACCGAGCCGTTCATCAGTTCGAGGTTGTTTCGGTTGTGGCGCTTGATACCGACGCGCAGTCCGCGTGGCAGCGATTGAATATATTGCTCGAGCAAGATCCTGAACTTATCTCTATTGCCGTCGGTGTCGGTGATGATCGAACCCTGCAGCCGGTCATGCACCGAGGCCCAGAACACATCGAGCGCCAGAGAGATCGTCGAAATGCCAAGCTGACGGCTCTTGAGACACTTAAAATCCCTGATCCCATTATCGAGTCCGTCTGCAATCTTCTCCAAAAATCGGTACTGCGCCGAATAGAGAACGTCGAGCAAAGGAACGGGTTTGGCGGCATCGAGTTCCTTGGAGCTTATGGTCATATTGCCTATAAACTCCAAGAAACAGGCCATCCAGGCCGGTTTCTTAGGCTGTTTCGGCAACAGCTGTTTTTTTGACATTGAGGCAATTCGGACAGTGGGCGCAGACATTGAAGCGCAGCTTATCGAATCGCCAACCCATCGCAGCCAACGGGATCGACAGCTCGATCGGACCGTCATCGTTTAAGAGGATCGGCGGACTTTGCGTCCCGCACGATACGCAGACGGCGAAGGTGAAGCGCGCGGTCATTGAACGCGGTGCAGATCCTCAAACGGTTTATCGAGCGGCAGGTGGCGGTTGACGCCCTTGGCGATGCCTTGGGCAAAGTCGAGGGCGATGCTCTCATTCGGCAACGGCCACACCGTGAGAACTACGCTCCATCCGGTCAAGTTGCCATCGAGATCGAAATGCTTTTTCACCTCGATGCGGCAATCGGTTTTCACGTTGCGTGCTCCGGCAGACCGATGAATTCGCCCTTGTCGTTTCGCCCGTCGCGCGGCTCATATTCGATCAGGAGATTCCAGGAGTGCAGCGGCGCCGGATAGAGAAACACGGTGTTGCCGAAATAATAATACATGGTTGGCAGCCCGCGCAGCATGGCGGCGGGCTCATCGGGCTCGCCGTTTTGCCCCCGCGGCACCCGCTCGAAGAAGGCATCGGCGCTGACCTCGCGGACCGGGAACGGGCGGCCGCGCAAGCCTTCGAGCGCGACCGACTTGACCTTGAAGCCGGGTTCAGAGGCATTGATCCGCCACTTGCCGGGAGTGAGTTCCCGCACCTTAATCATCGTCCCCCTCGATATAGCCGGTGACGCATGGTTTCCTCTTCTCGTTCAGCTCGACCATCGGCACCGGGCGGTATTCCGCCAGTCCAGTCGGCGTCACCCACATCTGGCACAGCACCTGCTCGTCCTCGCCGTTGACCTGAAACCCAAACATCAGGGTAGGGTGAAACTGGTCAATTTCCGATTTGATAGCGTTGCTCAAACTTTTCCCTGTCCTCTTTGGTTTTTATTCCGCCGATACGATACACGCCGTTAAAGCCAACATTGATATTATCGAGAACGCGAGACCTGGCTTCGCACGCCGGCAGCTGATGAGCAAAGTATTGCGCTTGGCGCAAGCCAGTGATGATTTCGTGCAGACCCCGCTCAAGGTCCTCTTTCATTTCACGGTGCCGCTGGCGTGTTGGCGGTGACCGCGCCGGCAATCGCCGTATCGTTGCTGGCAAGTGTGGCGGTGAGCTTATCGAGCGCGGCCTGCGTGGTCGGGTCGCTCGACGCCGGGATGGCCTTGATGATGGCGGTGAGGTTATTGAGCAAGGTCACCACCGAGGCGGTAACATCGGTATTCTTGGCGACTTCGGCGGTTACAGTAGTCAGGTCGATAGCCATTTGTCTCTCCTTCATAAGCAGGCGGTTAACAAGATTGATCAGAATATCGAGTTTAGCATTGACAGATTCGAATTCATCCTCCCACCACCACATCATTCAAATCTCATACCCCTGATCCTTACACGCGGCGCGGTGCAGCATCAGCCGCTCGAGCTCATCGCACCCAAGGGTCTCGCATATCCGTTTCAGCTGCACGACCGGCGCCGGGCGGATGCCCTTGCCGATCTGGGACAGGAACTGCTTGGTGATCGGGTAGCCGCGGCGCTCCATCGCCTTGGCGAGGTGGGTATAATTCGACTGCTTGGCGATGAGGACCTTCTGCAGCTCCAGCGGCAGGTGGTGACGCTTACCGTTTGGCATTAGCAACATCGGGCGCTTCGCTTCTCCGCTATCGCCTGACAAGCGATTAACATACGACAAGCAATAAGTCTAGCGAGTCCAGCCTAGGGTTTTCAGCGCGGCTTCGGCATCCGGAACGTAACGGACAATGACGATCGGGCGCTTGGATTTCAGCTGCACGATGGCATCATTGGCGCCCCAGCCCAGCGCCCGCATGATCGCATAGGCGAGCGACGGCCCGCGGTTCACACCAGCGGCGCAATGGGTCATCACCACATTGCCGGGATAGGTCAGCGCTGAGATGGCAAAGACAATTGCCGGCCGAAACCAGCCGACCGACTTGGCCTGACCGTCATCGGCGGTTCCATCCCACAGATAGCCGCCGACATAAGCCGTAATCAGCGGCCCATCGTTGCGCTCGCCCTGAGCATCGATGATATGAGTAATCCCAGCCGCAGTGAGGCTGAGCATATCGGCGGCATCATTGATTTGACCGCCGCAGGCCAGCCGCTCGGTTATGAACGAGAAATCAGCCATTGCGCGGGCGCACGAGCAGCAGCGCCACCACCACTAGGTTGACGACGAGCAGAATCATGACCGCATGATAAACTGCAGTGTGCATCGGCGTCCCTCCCCCGAAGTCGTCAAAGCCAAGCGCGCTGAGATCGCACGGCGCTATCGCCGCCGGTCACGCCATTCGACACGGTCACAGTTTGCCGCCATCCGCGTGGCCGAACTCAATCGCCTCTTTACCGCACGCTACGGCCAATTTCTACCCGACGACGAGCGCGGCCGCGAGGCCCTAGAGATTGTCGCCCACCATCTGATCCAACTCTCAGGCCATCCGCAAGAGCGCCTAGGAAACTGGGCGGCCGATCGCTGCCCTTGGCTCACCATCGTCGAGGGACGGAAACTCCTCGCCCGAATCGCCGTAGAGCCACGCAGCTGGAAAGCCGACAGCTTGGCTTGGCGATTAAAGCTCAACTACGCCGACCGCCAAACCCTCAAAATCACTACCATCGGAGCCATCGACCGCAGCCAAAAACAACGGTTTGCAATGCGGAATAAAGTCAAAGCCTTGCGCGAAAAGGCGCGGAGGAAAGCCTTGCGTGACGGGGCTTTGAAGGCCGTGTCCACCATAATACTTGCTTATATGCTGGGCACGGCCTGGGGGTGGCGCATCGGCATGTCGGGTGCCTAGCTGGTCAAGCGATAAGGTTCCTGGGTTTACCTTGGGGTGGATAGGGTTGTGGCGCAACATTTCTACAACCCCCGACCCATCCCCCTCCCCGGGCTCTGGCCTGGCCGCGCTGGCAACTGCTTGGTAGACAGCTGGTCTTGGCTGCTAAGCTTTTGATATTGTTGATGCTGTGCAATGCTCTCATCGCATTGGGAAGCGCATGGGAAGCTGAGTGCGTCAAGCTTCAGCAAGCGTGTTACACGTGTGACAATCGCTAACGGCTCTCGCGTCGCCTTACGACCCTCTATCGCATAACTGCTTGATCTTATGCAGCAGGAGATGATGTTCCCTGCAGAACCAATCGACTTTCAGCGGCTCACTGTAGTCCTCGTGGTGCATCTCAGCCTTGGCGCCGCAGATGCAGCAAGGCTTCTCGACGATATTGCCGCGGCGCTTGTTGGTTCCGGCATAGCTTCGGCTTCGATCCTTGTAGGCTTGGATTGGCGTCAGTGGATGGCTTTTACGCCACTGCCGCATATAACTGGCATGGCAATCGGCGCACCAATAATGCTTGCGGCTGTGTGACTTTCCGCATTTCGAGCATTCGCGAATTACCAACATGTGCTTCCCCCATCGACGCGCAGCTCTGCGCCGGTCATATAGCTTGATGCGTCGCTCATGAGGAACGCGATCGGCGCTTTCAGTTCCTCCGGTCTTGCGAGTCTGGCGAGCGGGCAATAGGGCTTTGCTTGGCCTTGCTCGATGCCACCCGGACACAGGGTGTTGCAGCGTATGTTTTCCGGTCCCCAGATTGCGGCGTAATACTTGGTGAGACCGAGCACTCCGAATTTGACTATCGAGTAACTCAGCGGTTTGAAGTTCGGATGGTAGCGCGCTGGGGCTGGTGCCTTGAACGATAGGTCTGAACCTACATTCACAAATACGCCTCCGGGTCTCGGCTTGAATAGTTCCATCGCATAGGCTGCGCCGGCTAGACCGATCTCGAGGTCCCGGCTCATGGCATCCTGTGGCGATTTGACTGCGATTTGATTGCCGATCGCGCAGTTGATGACGCCGTGGGGGGCTTGGTCGAGATGGGGATATGTTGTCGGGTCGAGCAGATCGAAGTCGGGGAGATCCAGTTCCAAACACTCGCCGCCAAGCTCTTTTATGGTCGCGACCGCGATTTTGCCGAGCAGGCCGCGCGAACCAATCACCACGTTGATTCTGCCGCGTAAATCGAGCTGGTCGAGGATTTTAGAACTCAAAGGCGGTGACGTTGACTTGAGTCATGGTCGCACGATTTTAGTCCCGTCGCTCTGGCACACAAGCTTGCGAATAAGGTGTATCTGATAATTGTCGGGCAGCGTAAATCCCGTCGTCGGCGACGCCGATACTATGATCGAGCCCGGCAAGCCGGCAATGCCTTGCGCTGTTGTAATAATTCGTGATTGAGGTCTCAGCCTACACTTATGCTTTACTCTGATTCGTCGATCGATAGGGGCTGGGCTTTCGTTGAGCGTACCCGGCCCCGCTTTTACCTGCTAGGCTTTCCAACTTAAACCAAGGGGGGGTTCCATGCGACGCGGCATCGTCGTCCTGATACTCGCGTGTCTGTCTACACCTGCATTCGCCTCGCACCATCGGCATCATCATCGCCACCACATGCGGCATCATGTTCACATTCGCGCCAGCGATCCCGTTGCCGCCGGTCTCGGTGTCGGCTTGGCTCACATGCTGCAGCACGCGCGGCCACATGATTGCTACGGCATCGCCTGGTGCGGTTGCTGGCTCCGCCACGCGCTCGGCGTCACTAGCCGGCAGTTCAACCTCGCCCGCGAATGGGCGCATTGGGGCAAGTCGACCACCGCCCATGTCGGCGCTGTGGTAGTCTGGCGCCATCATGTCGGTCTCATCTCAGGCGGATCCCCCGGCAACTGGATCATCACCTCCGGCAACGATGGCCATGCCGTGCGCTCCCGCCGGAGGTCTATCGCCGGCGCCATCGCCTTCCGCGAGGGCTAAGTGACCACGGCCGACTATCGGCCGTTTGTGGAGCGCATGATTGCCCGCTACGAAGGCGGCTATGGCTGGGATCGTAACGATAGCGGCGGCCCCACCAAATACGGCATAACCTGCTTTGATCTGGCGGAGCATCGCCATCAGGTCATGGATTCGATGGTCCGCTGGGCGCCGATCGTTAGGGCCATGTCATTGCAGGAGGCCGACGACATTTACGACGCCAAATACGCCACCGCCTGCGCTTTTGCCGCGCTAAACGCCGGCAAGGACTGTGTGGTCTTTGACTTTGGCGTCAATTCCGGACCGTCGCGAGCGGTTAAATACGCCCAGATGGTCGCCAAGGTTGGCGTGGATGGGATCCTTGGTCCGATCACGCGCAACGCCATCAACGCGGCCGATCCCCGGCTGTTCATCAACTCGCTGTGCGACGCGCGCCTAGCCTTTCTGCATAGCTTGAGAACCTGGGATGTGTTTGGCGCCGGCTGGTTTGCCCGCGTAAAGGATCTTCGAACCTATAGCCTTGGCCTCGCCTATCCCCCGGCAAAAGCCCCGCTCGAGGGTTATGTGGATAAATCCGAG